AAAAGAAGACCAAAACCAAATTAAATTATTAGGTCAAACTAAATTGGTTATTTTTGCAGAATTAAACGCAACTTTAACTAACGGACATAATGTAATAGTAGGATTAGGAGTAACAAACGGAATGGAGCTTAACGCAGGAACTATTGATAGTGGTGCTGCTTTCGGTGACAGGAACGGTTACACTCTTACATTTGACGGCTTAGAGCCTGAGCCATTTGCTATGGTAGCAGACTACACAACTAATCCATTTGACAATGGGGCATTTACTAATGTTTCAGTTACAACATCTTAATTAGTTTTCTTATATATTCTTGATTGAGGGGTGCTTAGGCACTCCTTTTTCTTTTTAAAGCAAATAAATTCAAAGTATTTCTATTATATAACAGACAAACTAACTATGATACAAGCAATAACTGAAACTGATTTAACTTTTTACCTACAAACTGAGGATAATCGTATAGACACTTCAGTAGCTTCTTCAAAGATTAGGTACTTAGTTAAATTTACTAATGACTTAGATAAGTCTGTTCAGTATGCTTATTCTGACACTCATTTAGTTTACAATAGATACACTAAATTCAGTTATACTTATAATGCAACTCCTGATGTTTACACAGGTGCTGTAAACTTTAAGCCTTCTGGTTATTGGAAGTATGAAGTGTTTGAAGTTAGTTGGACAGGAGCAGTAGCTATAAGTTCAGGAAATGCACCTATAAATGAGAATGATGTTTTACCTATTGGTGCTACACATGGAGTTGTTCAGGGATTAGTTACTAAGGGTAAAATGAATGTATCAGACAAATCAGGAACAGCTCAAGTACAATACACACAAAGGCAAGAACCAACAGGAGGAACTAATTATATATATTACGGACAATAAAATAAAAAAAAATGGCAATAGAAAACGTACAACAATTATTAACTGAGCAACTAGGAAAGCATAGATGTGATGTTATAACTACAACAGCAATGACAAGTAAAGACTATTATGCAATTCACTTTGTTACAGAAAGTGTAATAGCTTCAATAGCTGCATCTAATATTCAAACAGGAACAGGTTCAGCAGCAGCAAGTCTTCACACGACTATCCCTGCAGGAACGACTTTATTCCTTCAATGCACAGCTATCACTTTGACTAGTGGTTTAGCTATTTGTTACTACGAAGAAGTACTATAATGAGAATTCTAAAACTAGGACAAATGCTAGGTGGTTCTAATGCTCCTAGTGGTGGCTATGAGAATTTATATTCTTTAGACTTTGATGGTGTTGATGACTATGTAAATTGTGGTGATGACGCATCATTAAGACCTACAGCAGCATTTTCTGCTAATATTTGGTTTAAGTTGGATGATTTTAATGCAACCGCTATAATGAGATTAATTGGAAATTGGCAGGATAGTGGATTTTTTATAAGATGGGCTAACAAAAGGATGTACGGATGGTTAAGGGTGAATGGTACTACATATCAATGTTTGACAGGTCATGATAAGTTTAGAAGCGGAAAACCTTATTATCGTGCTAATGGTTGGCATATGGCAACTCTTACATTTGATGGTGAGTTTATCAAGTGGTATATTGACGGTGCTTTAGATGAGTCAGGCGGTGTACATACAATTGATTTAGGTTCAGCAGGGAATGTAATAGACCAACAAGTTACTGATTTGACGATGGCTAGAAATACAACAGCAAACTCACAATTTTTATCAGGTTTATTAGATGAGGCTTCAATATTTGGTAAAACATTAACTCCTGCTGAAATAAGCGACTTTTGGAATGATGGTACTCCTACCGACCTAAGTGGAGAAAGCAATCTATTGGGATATTGGAGAATGGGAGATACAGCAGGAGCATCAGTTTACCCTACAATAGAAGATTACAGCTCTAATAGTAATGACGGAACTATGATAAACATGGTTAGCGGAGATATAGTAACAGACGTACCTTAAAACAAAATAAAATGATATATGTAATTTATGATATGACAAATGTAGCAAGTATTGATTTTTCTCAAGTAGAAGAAACAAGTCAAGATACATTAAGATTATCTTTAGATGAAACTAAAACAGTATTAAAATTTAAAGGTGAAACTCCTAGTTTTTTAGTAGGTTTGCAACAATACAATCACAAAGATATATTAGCAATAATGCATTCTAGTGATTGGACAAAAGAAGAAATATAATGAATGATAAAATCTTAAGCATCAATTTAGAAACTTCAACTGCACCAATAGTACAGGAAGTTAGAGGTCGTGATTACATAGAATATGGAACGGAAGATTGGAGAAACCTCTATCCTCAGTTCTTAATTGACTTATATTACAACAGTTCAACTCATGCGGCAATTGTTAATCAGACTGCTGAGATGATAGCAGGTGAAGACTTAGTAGCTGAAGAAGAAGATGCTATAAATTTAGAAGCATATGTTAAATTAAAGAAGTTTCTAAGACACGCTAATTCAAATGAAAGTTTACACCAAGTAATTAAAAAGGTAGCTTTCGATTTTAAACTTCAGGGAGCTTACGCTTTACACGTTGTTTGGAATAGAGAAAGAACAGAAATCGCTGAGGTGTATCATGTGCCTGTAGAACGTGTAAGAGCAGGAAGACCAAACGAGCTAGGTAAGGTTGATACTTTCTTTATAAGTGCTGATTGGGGAAACACTAGGACTAATAAACCTTATCCTATTGCTGCTTTTAATGTTAATGATAGAACTTCAGGAAGTCAGTTAATATACTCAGGAGCTTACAGTCCTAATATGGACATCTACCATACACCAGACTACATAGCAGGTTGCAACTGGGCATTAGTAGACCAAAAGGTGGCAGAGTTTCACCTTAACAATATAGAGAACGGTTTTGCAGGTTCTTACTTTGTGAGCTTTGCGAATGGCATACCGACTCAAGAAGAAAGAAGACAGATAGAACAAAGTTTAGTAGAAAAATTTACAGGAGCATCTAACTCAGGTAAGTTTATTTTAACGTTCTCAGACGATAAGACTAGAACACCTGAAATAACTCCTATAAGCGTTTCTGATGCAGACAAGCAATATCTAGCCTTACAAGAGCTTTTAGTTTCAAATATTTGTGCTGCTCATAGAATTACATCTAAGACCTTAATGGGTATTGATACAACTAACGGCTTTTCTAGTAATGCTGATGAATTAATAAATGCAGCTAATTTCTATCAAAATACTGTAGTTAGAGGATTTCAACTTAATATCTTAAACACTTTACAAACTATATTCTCAGTAAACAACATAGACTTGCCTGTTGAGTTTGTACAATTAAAACCTATCACAGTTCAATTTGACTCTAAGACTATTAGAGAAGTTATGACGATTGATGAAATCAGAGCTGACTTAGGACTTGAGCCTTTAGGAGATGAAGATACAGTAGAACAAGACGTTAAGCTATCTAAAGCAGGAATGATAGATGGACAGCCTGTTTTTACTACAATAGAAGAAGCTGAAGCACACGCTAAGGTAGTAGGCTGTGAAGGGTATCACGAACATGACTTAGAAGGACAGACAGTCTACATGGCCTGTAAAGACCATTCAGAAGCAACTGACTTAAAAAAATGTAATTGCTCAGAAAAAACTGAGCTAGAAAGTTTTATTGAAGAATTTGGTGAAGAAATGCCTAAAGGTTATGAGGTAATTTCAGAAGAAGAAGCAGTAGATGAAATAGAAGATTTTGACTTTGAATCTGAATTACATTCTGAATATTATGAATTTGCTAGTACAGGCTCAGCTTACCCAAACAGAAAATCAGGGCAAGACCAAAAGTCAAAACAAACTGAGTATGTAGATGATATTTACAGAGTAAGGTACAGGTATGTTGGAAGTAAAGTAGGGGAAAGAGATTTCTGTAGAAAAATGACAAGTGCAGATAAGATATATCGTAAAGAGGATATTATCGCTATGGGTAGAAAAGAAGTTAATCCGGGATGGGGTGAAGGCGGTGCAAATACCTACTCAATATGGAAATGGAAAGGAGGCGCACTATGTAAACATAAGTGGTTCAGAATCATACTAGTACAAGAAGGGAAAAGACCAAAAAATTCAGACAAAATAATAACATCAACAGAAGCAAAAAGCAGGGGTGTAAAATTACCAAGAAACGCTAAAGAAGTTTCTGTTGCTCCTCACGATATGCCTAATCATGGCTTTGTGAATCCTGAACTAATTGCTAAATATAAAAATGTAAAATAATGGCATACGTATTATTTATATCAGAAGCAAAGCTAAAAGATAGCACAGCAATCAACTTAAATGTAGATGTAGAGCTACTACTTCCTTATGTAAGACAAGCACAGAAGCTCTATGTAGAAACTAAGCTAGGAACTGATTTAACACAGAAACTAAAAGACTTAATTACAGCAGGCACAATAGGTAATGTAGGTAATGAAGCATACA